TATCATAGAGAGGGTGTGGCAAGTGACGAATGAGGAAATAGACTACTTCGTAGGGTCTGTTGGCGAACAGTTATCGCTTATCGCGATGACGGCTGTTACAACACTTATCGGAGTAGGTGTTATCCTATTCATAGCACTATGAACAAGTGGTGCGAGATATGTGAAGTACAAGAGCCACGAACTCCCGAGAGTAAGTGGTGTCAAGACTGCCGTGATGACTTCACAGGCAGAAATGTACGATAATCGTACACTCACAGAAAGGTAACAATGCCCAAGTACGACCTAGCCGTCACGCCATATGACGGAAACGCTTTCAGTATTATGGCAGCCGTGTCGGGCGCTCTCCGCAAGGAGGGCGTACCCGATGAAGTGGTCGAACAGTACTTCGCTGAATCGACCTCTGGCGATTACAACAACCTACTTAGGGTTGCGATGGAGTATGTAAGGCTGGAAGTCTAGCCATGACCACAGTTATACAACTCACAACAGATGAGATACGCGATGCGTACTCGTTTCTGTTCACTGAATCAATCAGCACTGAACAACTCGAATGGGTAGTTCAGGAAATGGAAGGCAGAGTCAACAACTTCATAGACACATTGTTGGAGACTGTGCTCAGTGACGCCCATGATAACAAGTGGGACCACGCCGTACGATAATCGTACAGAGACTAGCCCTCACGCTTCGGCGTGGGGGCTTTTCTTATGCCCTGAATCCACTGACCATCGGTGTGGTGTTGGCAGGTACAATCCCCACAGCACTCCACATGGAACTTCTCCGCCATATGATACGCCTCACGCGCCGTGAAGTCTCCGGCAACCTTACAACTCGGGCAAATCATCCTCGACCTCCTCGCCCAGCGCCTCGTCAGGAAAGTTTGTGTTGGGGAAGTCGTCGCCGTTCTCTGAATTTTTCGCAGCCAGCTTCTCAACTTCGTCGTTCGTCAAATCACGCTCTCGGTGAGGCTTGGAGCCTCCCAGAATATTCATTAGGTTGTTCATAGCGCGGTTCACGCGCATCCGTGCTGCATCTTCGCTTACGCTAAGTTCTCGGGCTAGCGTAGTGTTATCACATCCATCGCCGAATCGAAGATAGATGATAGATAGCTGTTCCGGCTTGAGCTTACGCAAGGCCCTATCCACGTCAGCAGTCATAGCCATCAAGTTGCCACCCTCAGAAAGGACCTTCTTCTTGAATACGAAGAGGTCTAGGTCCTGCCATTGAGGAGGAATAGCATCCCCACGAAGAACAGTAGGAAGAATGAGCTCAATAATCTGCCTATCATAGTAGTAGACATCATCAATGTTATAGCCACTAAAACGAGCCTTTTCCTTCTGGCAGTAGTCCTTCGCTGCATTCCTAAGAGACCGTGCAATAATCTTAGTTGTTTCTTTTGCATCATAACTCTCCCACAACTTGACCTTATTGGGGTGCTCAAAGAACCACAGCCACAACTGCTGACGGATATCAGAGGAGTCGACCATATAGTACTTACGAGAGAACTCATGAGCTATATGGGCAACCAGGCCCTCATAGTTTTCAATCATTACCACGCGTACGTTTCTCCCTCAACGGTAAACGAACGTCCAATGATAGGAACATTGACAGGAGTGACGTTGCCACGACGGATGTACAAGACAGTGAATCCCTGTTGCCAATTGGCTGAGCCAGTGGTCAGGTAGGTTGCCTTGTTGAGGTCCATCAAGTGTCCGACTTCTACACCGAAGAGTCTGCTGGAGATTCTTCCGTTATATCCCACATGGTAATGTTGGATTCCTTGCCGGTGCGTGTGTCCACATACGACAGATAATCCGATACGTCGCGATAGGCTAAGCGCAGTTCCTCCCGCAGTCTGAATAAGGTTTCCCTCGTCTCCATGGGCAAGAGCCCATCCTGGGGCAAACGACCAGATTTTATCGTGGAACGTAATACTGAGTTCGTCATATCTGAGCAACTTCTCATACTCCAAATCGCGCAAGCCAGCAAGTGCTGGAGCGTATTTGTCGATGTAGTTTCCGATTCTGTCCCCATGATTACTCCTCATCACATGGAAGGGCTTGTCCCCAAGGGCTTCCTTGAAGCCTTCGCTCGTCTTGTCTAGCCCTGCTTGAAGCGTCTTAGCATACTCCGCTGCCCTACCCTTATTCCAACGGGAAGGTTCAGGACTGTCCGCCTCATCGCCTACGCAGTACAACTCATCAGGTTCAAAGTCTCTAACGAACTCATACAGCGTGGTGATAGCCCTGCCATCGTGGCTTGGTGCCTGGATATCAGATAGAACAACGACTCGCTTCATGCTTTCTTGGTCCCCTTTTTCTTAGGCTTAGCCTTCTTTTTAGCACGACGCTTGTTCTCCATGGCAACGTTCTTGCTCTTGGATACGACACGAAGATTACTCTTGCGGTCATCGCCGTCACGACCCTTGTTGTTCTTGTGGTCTACCTCTTGCTCGCGCGGTAAAGTGCGTCCAGTAGACTCTTCATACTCAACACGGGCTTTGTTAGAAGAAGTAGTAACAGTCTCACCGTTCTTCTTCTTGCGCTTGAATACATAGATGGGTCTCCCACCGTTCTGCTTTGAACCTTTGTAAGGTCCGAACTTTCTAATCATTCGGCCATTTTCCTTTCAGAACCATCAGTGCGATGACTGAGTAGTTCGCCATATCCCGGAACGAGTCCTCAAGGGATTCGTGTTTGGGGTCCTTGTTGTTGTCGATGAGGTTGTTGATACGCGCAAGCTTGTCGTGCATCCTTACCCTCAACCCGTTGATAGGTCCCCCAGGACTATCGGATATGTTCCTTGGTCCGTAGTCATTGTGCTTGGATATGAGAAGGTTGATGAGTTCGTCAAATGTACGAACCACATCTTTCTCAAAGTCTCTATTGCTCATCGTTGCTCCTTAGCATTGATTCGATTCCAGTTATCATAGTTTCAGATTCAGAGATGATAGTAGATTCCATAATGAAGTCATCGAGCTCGTCGCTGCTGGCGTTGATAAAAAGCATGAGAGCTGACTGGACGATGGTTTCGATTTCTTCGTAGTCTCCGTGGCAGAGGGCGTGGTCGACACTATCAAGGAACTTGAACATATCGAAACTATGCTTTGCAGAGAGGCGTACGCCCCATGTGTATTCAACTCCGTTGTGCTCGAGTAACTCGAATAGGTCATCTGTTTCATAGGAGCACCCCTTGTTCTCGCAGTGGAAGAAACCATCTTTGTCTGGAATTATCATTTAGCACTCGCTATCTTCTCACGAAAGTACGTCGGACCCTTCTGTACAAAGACAGAATTGACATCCTCGCCCTCTGGTAAGTGAATAGTAATAAGATTGGGAAGTTCGCGACTAAGGTTCTTAGAGAAGTCGTTACCGGCTTGGTCGCCATCTGCAAAAAGGATGACTGTTTCAAAGTCACTGAGTAATCTTGTGTAATGCTTCTTCCAGTTGTTGACTCCTGGGATTCCAACAGACGGCACCCCACAACCGTAATCGAGCGTGATGGTGTCAATTTCCCCTTCACAAAGTGAAATCGTATTTCCCGCTCTAAAGTATCCTTTGGTGTTATAGAGGTGAGTCTTCGCGCCAGGTAAGCCAAGGTACTTAGGCTCACTGTTGTCCAACGCTCTGAAGCGTATATCAACGACACCTGAACGCGTGATGTATGGAATAGAGAGACGACCTTCATATTGTTCATGCCCTAGCATTGGGTCGAGTACGACGCCCAAGCCTACCTTCCTCGCTATATCCAGATTGATTCCTCTGTCGGCGAGATATTCCTCCGCCTCGTCCACTGCGCTCGCGTAGTACTTCGCCGCGCGATTCAAGAATTCTCTTTGCGATGCTGACTGCTTCACGGAACCCCACCCCTTCTCTCTGCATAATTATAGCGAAGCCATCACCTTTTATCTGGCAGGCGAAACAACAAAAAGCATTCTCGTCTCGGTTAGCTGTCGCAGATGCGTGACTGTCACCATGGAAGGGACACTTCATCGAGAACCAACCACGACGAGTCGGTATCCGGGTAGCCCCAAAATGCTCTAAAATCAGCGTAATATCAGGCTTTTCGAGGGTCATGGCAACTCACCCCTAACTATCAAAGCAGCGTGATGATAAGTCTTGGCACGAACAGCAGTATCATTGAAGTTGTATTCGTTACTTATCATTGCGTACGTAGCCTGTCTTTCTAAATCGTTGGCTATCTGTTCACGGATAAATCTTTCGAACCTTTCCATAGGAAAGATATCTATACCAGATTTTCCCTCTGCATCAAAGCCTTCGTATGTCATCCTATCGCCTTCCTGAGCAGTTCAATCCATACTGATACCGGCATTGTAGCGTACCAGTCGGCAGGATTTCCTTTTCCCTTGCGCTTGTGAATGACTGTACCCATCCACGCTTTAGCGTTCTTCGTCTCGACCTCAAGCTCGGCTAACCAACCAGCGAGGTCTAGCTTTGCGTGGTTCTTTATCTCGATACACACGCCATTGATACCAGCGATATCACCTTTGTCTGCGGTGGCTCCCGCAAGCCGACGCTCGGCATACGGGAACCACTGCTGAAGGTACTTGACTACATCGCGTTCCGCTTGGGAACCCTTTACCTTCGACTTCGACGACATTAGTAGTAATAGTTCCTTTGCCAGAAGTCCCACGCACGTGTGGGTCTTTCATAACGATGGACTATGTACTTCAGTCCTTGTCGAACTTGATATTCAATTGTAGACCCGTGAGGTGTCTTTAGAACCTGCGCGATACCATACGCAGTTGAATGGGGGTTGTCGGCGCGATAATTCCACGCAGACTCCTTGCCCCACAGCTTAGCCAGTGCAGACCATTCTTTTTTCCAGGTCTTAGGATACATTTTTTGTATCTTCGATTTGGCTAGCATCTTTGCTTTCTCCTTTGGTGTAAAGAAGACTCTCCCACTTTGCTCTCCAGGTGGAGGCGAAATCAGGATGGACGTCGCAGCCACAACGGGCTGCAAGTTCCCCGCAAAGAGCACAATAGCGGACATGATGGACACTATTGTCAGTTTCATGTTTACTCCTCAATTGGGGCGGTTGCTTGCGTTCCACAAACAGCACACTCCATATCTCTGAAATAGAATCCAATCGTACCGTCCTCAGCGAACTGTACTTTTAGATTCCAGATGAAACTCCCACAGATGCACACCGTGGTTGGATTACCACGAATATCCACCGCCTTAGAATAATCCGGCCTGAGTTCCGAAATATCTTTCATTATGACCTGTCCGGAATATCCGCAACAGCCATAATCTCAGGATTGAATTGTAGCCACACAGGCGTATCCCCAGAGGGGTCTGCCTTACCGTATCGGTTCTTCACTGGTGCTACGGCTATGTAGCCCGGTGCATTGGAACCAACAGTACAAATCAACGCCGGTAGCTGTGCAACCATACCCTGAAGGGCACTCCTCGGTTGGCACGGCGTACCGACGTATGATTCTTTGGTGTGGTGGAGCACAAGTACCGCACAGTTGGTATCTCTGGCTAAGTACTTGAGTTCCTTTATTGTGGAGCGCATACCCGCAAACTCCTCCCCGCCATCGCTGGAGATATCCATAAGGTTATCTACAACAATGAGAGTTGGCGAGCACCCCCACAATTCTTCGAATGCCATCACCTCTTGGTCAAGGTCAGCCAACGTAGGGGCTGATTCGAATGACCAAAAGATGTGGTCTGAGTTGTCATTGATGACTTTACGTGAACCCTCCACATCCTCAAGAAGCAACTGCTCCGCTTCGGATTGTGACTTGCCCGTAATCATCGACAATAGACGCATAGCCATCGTGTGCGCGTTGGTATCAGCACTCACGTAGAGTGTTGGAACCTTCGTCTTGAGTGCGATGGCGAGCGCAAGTGTGGACTTACCAGCACCAGGGGTGCCAGCAATCATCGACACTTCCGCTCTGCGGATGACGATTTTATTGACGTCGAAGGTGCGGAACACCGATGGCAAAGGTTCGCCACCAATGTCCGCACTACCGACAGCACGGGCAAGGGTACGCATGTGTTAGAACGTGCTCCATTCAGGTTCGTTGCGACGAATCCATACTGGGTCGCACTGGTCTGGGGTTCCCTTTGGAGAAGGACACATAAATGCCTTCCAAGGACCCTTAGCAGAAGCACCAGTCTTCTTGGTCATCTCACCGTGCTTACAGGTCTTACCTGTCGGTGCGGTGGATGGAGTCGATGTCTGAGGTGGCGCAGCCGGTGTAGCACCTAGTGCCGACAGGTTAGCAACCGCCTTGGTATCAACAGAGATACCCTCGATAGATGCAGCCATTGTGTTTACAACGTTCTCTGCACCTTCAGGTCCTAAGACCTCAGCGAGGTTGGACTTGAACTCAGAATAGTTCTCGCCAGCAACCACATAGATTCGACCATCAGGCAACTTGGAACTGACCTGAAAGTTGTTTGCACTCATTTACTTGTCCCTTCATTCGTATACTTACCGTTCAACCACTTACAGTAAGACAATACCCCGCATCGACTGCAGGAATTCAGATTAGGCAGGAAGATATCAGACTTGCGTGCCTTATCGAAGGTAGCAAACATATCCTCAATGCGCTCGGTGGTCAGGTGTTCAAGGTTCCAGACAGAGATATGTCCAGAACGCGCATCCCAGAAACCGGCCTTATCAATAGAGACGCCCTCTTTGCTCAATGCCCACGCATAGACGGCTAGTTGTAGTGGGTGTCTCTGGGATGACGCGCCTGTCTTGATATCGACGAGAACTCGGTTCCCATCGTAATCAACCAACACGCGGTCAATCGCCATCTTGACCATCGTGTCGCCCACAGGAATCTTGTACTGCTTCTCAATGAAATCTTCATAGACGGACCAGCCACCAGCAAGGAAGTCAGCCCAGCGCTCGAGCATCCATCGACCCTCGCCATACCACCAGGAGACGTCCTCACGACCACGGAACTCCCAAGTGGTCATGTCGCCGTACTGCTCCTCATCCTGACGGAGTACCTTGTACCAGGCGTTGTTCCAGATTTTATCTAGGTTGGCTGACTCTCGAAGAACCTCGAGGGAGAACCCCTCAAGCATGGCTCTGTCGAGCTCCTCAGTAGCGGTGTGGACGGCAGTACCACCTGTGAACCAGACGGCATGCTTCTCGGGCACTTCCTCAACTTTGGTGAGGTAGTACTTCCATCCACATTCGAGCCACGTGTTGAAGGACGAATAGGAAATATGTTCAGGTAATTTTGTCATACCCGGAGTATACATGGGCGACCTGTCGGTCGCAGGTAGGTAAAAAATACCCCTGAACCCAGATTCTAAGAAATGCCCCCCCACCCCCCATAAAAATTATGGTGAGTCAGGGAGGCTGGATTCAAGGATTTTACCCCGTCACCCGTCATCTGAAGTTTCTGCCCCACGGTTGCCCGCCCCCGAAGCATAGCAGATAAAACAAAAAAAGACCCCCCAGCCTGGTGGTTATACCAAGTTGGGGGGTTTCGTGCCTCCTAGAGCCCTTCTAGGGCTTTTTAGAGGGTATTTCAGACGCTACTTCCGGCGTCCGAATTCGGTGGCAGATGGGTCTAGCCACTTGAGGACAGGTCCAAGGAACCCAGCCAGGGCTGCGGTGCCAAGTGTTGCAAGGTCTGTCTCACCGGCAAGGTAGAGTGCGATAGCTGCGGATGCAGCAGCACGGAACCAAGTCAGGGCAACCTGCTTGAAGGTCTCATTGATTTTCATTCTCGTCCTCCTTAGGACTCGATGGGTTGTCTTTGATTACTTTGACTCGTACGAACTTAGACTTGAGGTGAAGCCAACGCTTGTTCTGCCCCACCCAAGGGAACCAGTCAGAAGTATCCTTTCCATGCCCCATTCTAATCGAGACATGTAGGTGCTTCATGTGGGGGTTCGGTCCGGTGTAGGCACGGGGACCCTTCTCAGGGGACCAGATAACCCCTCGGAATATCAGGTACTTGACCCGCTTATCCTTACGTAGTTCCTTGAAAATTTTAGCGCAGTCAGGACCCTTGATGGGGTCATGGGTCAGGTCAACGGCGAAGCCGGTGTTATGGTCTGAGTTAGGACTCTGAGCTATGTGAGCTCGGGACGGCAGGAGTCCATCGGATGCTTTCTCGCGCTTCGGCCACAGAGCTGTCGCTTGTCGCAAAAGAGCAATAGCGGCAGGTACCGCGGATTTGGCAACAGGTTTCACTCATCGTCCTCTTCCTCGTAAATGTCGTCTTGTGGGATATTAGGGCTGATAGGAACCAGCCAGGGGTTGTCTATGATGGTCACTTCTTGAGCACCTGCATCACTAGGTCAGTCAGGAACTCGACCTTGTCGTCGAGCCTATCGACCTTGTCTTTGATACTAGACCCACCATTGGGCTTCAGTTCGTTGAGGTAATGTTTGACTAACCAGCGCACCCCGGCTCCAAAACCTGTTGCGATGGTCATTACGGCTACGGCTAATCCAGCCCAATCAGCAGGTGACATTGTATGTTCCTTATACGGTTCTAATGGTCATTGTGATAACGCCACCGAATCCGCTGAATCGCTTGTCTGGTGGTGTCTCACGGGTGAATGAGATCTCTTCGATGACTACCTGGCGTGACTCACCGGTGGTGAAATCCTGCCACGTCAATACGTCACCGTCTTCCTCTACTGCCTCTAGGGCAAGTAGTCGGTCCTGTGCTCTACCTTCGTAGCCGGTCTGGACGTTGTATCTATCCGTCTCGGTATCGAAGTTGAACACAGGAAATCTAAGAACCCGCTGTCGGGGTGTAGCAATCGTAGCCTTGGCTTGGTATCCCTTGAAGATAGGACCTTGCGCTGGGTCGGTTGCGTCTCGGTTGAAAAGAAACTTATAGGCTACATACTCCTGAGCGCCTGCTGGCGTGTTGGTCGTCACCTCGGTGGATGGAACGGATGAGTCATACGTGATGAGGTCGTACTCGGTACCGTTCTTGTCTACGATTTCTAAAGTAACGGAGCCTTTCGAGAAGTCGCCCCTACCAATGAGACGCTTGAAGTTCTTGGGCTCAAGGGTGT